ACCACCTCCACCAGATACAGTAGCAGAGCTTGCACCAACACCACCGGCATTTCCTTGTCCAGCAGTTCCAGCACCACCTGCCTGACCAGCATAGTCACCACCACCACCAGAACCACCAGCCCGTCCAACGCCTGAACCGCCACCGCCTCCGCCGATTGCAGTTAGTGTTGACCATTGACCACCATTTGTTGCAAGAGAAGAGTTGCCCCCATCATTACCATCACCAGCACTACCTTGGTCACCACCACCACCAACGGTTGCTGTGATTGTGTTACCAGTTAAAATACTATAACCTGCTGCTTGAAGCATACCACCAGCACCACCGCCTCCACGAGCACCACCGCCGCCGCCTCCAGCGACTACGAGGATGTCTGATATATTATATGAGGCGTTCTGAGTTCCAGTTCCATCACCAATATTTGTCCAAACATTTAAGTTGTTTGTAGCGTCTGTTAGAACATAAACCTCACCAGAAGTTGAGTTAACCCAAATGTGACCAACTGATGCACCAGCAACATTACTATTATATACTGGGTCACCTGTGTTTACTGTGGCATCATCTAGTCCAGCAAGAGTTGTTGACAATGCAGAGAATGTATTATCGCCACGAAGAAATGTTGTATTGTTTTTTGTTCCAGTTGCAGAAAGTTTTGCAAGCGTTACATTTGCATCAGCAATCTTTGTAGTGGTTACAGCATCATCTGCAATATCAGCAGTTGATACACCACCATCTCCAAGTCCACTAGCTGTAATTTTATCAATTGCCATTCTTATCTATCCTTTAATGTAATGCAACCCAAGCACTACCAGCGTATGCTTCGATTTTACTTGTAGTACTATTGTATACTATCATTCCAACAGCAGCAGACAACGCATTACGTTGAGTTGTTGTTACTGTGTTCAGTGTCATTGCACCAGCAGTACCAGTAACGGCAATGGATGTTCCACTAATTGCTGTACCTGTAACTGCGGCAGGAGTTGTTCCACCAACGATACCATCAATGTTACCAGTTACGTTACCAGTGATGTTACCAGTGAACACACCAGCGATTGCACCTGTACCAGTAATAGTCGGTGAAGTTAAAGTCTTGTTTGTAAGAGTATCTGTAGATGTTCTTGCAACAAGTGTATCTGCACCAGATGGAATTGTAACTGTACCACCATTTGTAATAGAAGCAATAGTTGGTGTAGTCAAAGTCTTGTTAGTAAGTGTATCAGCAGACACCAAACTTACTAATGTAGAACTTGCACCAGCAGGAAGTACCATTGTGTTTGTTACGTTTGCACTATGTGGTTGTGATGCAATTGTTTGTCCGTGGTTGTTGTTACTACAGTTTAATTTTATCTGTCCAACAGTTCCACTGGCTGTTCCATCACCTCTAATCTCAAGTATATTATTATCTGGTGTAACTTCTAGAGCACCACCAGTTCCAACAATTCCACCAGTAGTTACTGTGGTGATTGTTGCTGAGGTTTGAGTTCCACCAACTACTCCGTTAATAGTGGGCGCAGTTAATGTAACAGCTGTCGCATCAGCAGTAATACCAGATGACAGAGCAGTTCCACTACCTAGTGCAGTATATAGTTCTACAAAGTTGTCATTAATTTTATCACCACCTGTACGAAGGTCATCGCCCGTTCCATCGTTGGCGGTACTTCCAAGTCCTAGTGCCTGATATGCCATTCGGTTTCTCCTAAATTCTTTCTTTTATTTATAACGCTTTATCAACTACCTGTATCAAAAGTTCCTGTTGTACTGTCAAAATTAACTGTATTCTCATCGAATGATGTATATACAGAACTTGAATTTGCCCGTGTGTTTCCACTACCGACTTCCTCATCGAATGTATTATTCGCATTGTCAAAGGTCATAAAGGTATTACTAAATGAATTGACTGAACCAGCACCACCACTAGAAACTATTATCTCGCCTGGAGGTGGTACACTAATTCTTGTATTGAATGCTGCGTTGGGAATATTTCCACTTCCGTCCGATACTTGATTAATTCTAAATTGTCCAAACTGGTCAATAGTATAATAAGCACCATCATTGTTGTTTGTTCTTTGTTGTCTAGTTAAGCCTGGATAGTGTGGTATCGGTAATGTGTTATCTAGTGGTGGAACTGCAAAAGCATACTGAGGTAACAAATTCAAAGTTCCTCCTGTAACACGAGCACCACGATTAATATTCATACTCACAACTACTGAACTTGTTAGTGTAACATCTCTTGTTGCAGTTGTCAACTCACTTGGAGATGCAACAGATGTTCCAGCATTAACTCTTGGAGTTGTACCGTCAGTATTTGTGCCCAACCTTCTACCGAAGATGGTTGTAAACAAGTTAGTAAATGTAGATGCAAGTTCTGGTGTGAATGTATCATCACCTGTGTAATCCCCAATACCACCAGCAGTGATAGGAGCAATTCTTGCAGATACTTGTGATGCAAAAGATACTTCACCGAATACGTTCCAACCAGCAGGGTGAACAGAACGTCTAATACTTTCTCTCCACTCGTTGATTGATTGTCCAATACGAACAACGTATGAGTAATCCTGATAGTAATAACTGTCTTGTACTTTCATAGTATCAACAGAAATCTTACCTCTATCGTCTACAAAGTTTCCAACTGTAGTTCCCACAATCCCAACTTGAGAAGTTGCAAATGCTGGTGTTGCTTGATGAACAGTTGCACTTGCACCAGTGATAGATGTTATCGTATCATCTTGATTGAATGTATTACTTGTTGATAGTTCAAGTATTTTTCTTGCACTATCAAAATCAACAACAGTTCCATCGTGACTAGTAAGAGAGTCCCCAGCAACAAATGCACCAGATACATTCTTAACTAGAATATTTCTATTAAGAATAAACGATGGATTGGTTGTGTAGTCCAAACCAAAGTTGGTAATTGATATGCCCTCAACGTGTCCAACCATTGGGGTGATTGTAGATGCAGCGAATAGACTTGCACCATTACCAGTAGAAGTATCACTATCTGAAACAAGAGGAAGTTTAATAAAACCGTTACCACGATTAATAATATTAATCTTAGTAATCTCTCCAGCTTCAGACGCAACACTCAAGTCTGTAAAAGTTTGTGTCTCTAAGACAATCTGTCCACCGTCTTCCATAGTGAGGTGGTCAAGTTCACCAACAGTTTGTTCTTTACTTATGTATTGGATGTCATCGTCAGTTACAATCAGGTTACCATCTTCTGTAATAATATTATCAGGTGAGGTTGATTGTTCTAAGACAAACGCACCACCGACTACACCAATCTTTGCTCGAACATCAGTACCCTGTGTGTCAGTTAAATTAAATTTTAATTCTTCTCCAACAGAATAACCACTACCACCACTCTCAATAACAATCTCATCAATAGAACCAGCACCAGCAGATTCCACACGAGCAGTTGCAGCATTGTTTCCACTATCACCTATAATCCTGATTGGGTCACTAGTATTATAATACGAACCAGAAACCGTGACTGCACCACCAACAACAATACTCTTTACTGTTCCTGATATTTCTAAGTCGAGAGTTGTATCTGTTGTAGTAACAAGTTCTCCTGTGGAGAATGTTCCTGTTAGAGAGTTTGCATCAATGTTCAGTTCAGCAATCTGGTCTGCACCTTCTCTAAATTTAATGACTGTTGCGATAAGAGCAGTTGCACCAGAAGTAGAACCAATAATCCTTTGACCAATTGCTTTGGTGAAATCAGATGTACCTGCTTCTATAATACGAAGAACATTATCAGTAGACCACTTACCATCTGATGCACGAAGAATACTATCACGAGGATAAATGATTGTTGCTTCTTCATCAAAAAGAATTCTGAAGAATAACTTGTGTCCATCTCGTGTACCCTTTGCGGCATACATATCTTTGATGTTTTTAACAAGTTTTCTTTTTGCGATACCGTCTGCAAGAGTATTAGGTAAAGACTCCATAAAGGAATCTCTAAACTTATCTAGGAAAGCATATACCGTGTTGTCAATGTCTGCGTAGGCAAGAAGTTGTTGAATGTTCTGTACAGGGTTTGCCCTGTAGGATGAAACAGTTGAAACTGCACCAGTAGTTGCACCAGTTATAGTTTCACCAATTTGAAATTTTTGTTGGGATGTAACAAACAATCTTTTGTTAGCATCAAAGTCATCTACCAGTATCTTTGCAGTCGCACCAGTAATAGAACCAGTGATAGTTTCACCAGCAATAAACTTACCAACAGAATCTTCTAGTACAACCTTCAACCCATCTTCAGACAGAATGAAGTTATTAGTAATTGTTTCTTCAACTACATAGTTGTTTGAACCTGTTACAACAAGTTCTCCTGCTTCAAGAAACTCATAATAGTATTTGAGGAATAAAGAAAATAGAGGATGGTCTGACTGAACGAACTCAGGCAGTTGGCTCTGAATATGTGGAGAAACTTTATTCTTTAATGTTGGGTCAGACATTCAGTTTACCTTAATATGAGGATGACGTTGCGTAGTCAGTTCCAGCAGAAGAACCACCAGATTCTATTGTGTCATTTTGTCCAGTGATATTTGCATTTGCAAAGTCAATCTCAATCAACTGATTACGAACAGGAACAATATCGTTAGAACTTGGTTGTGCCGTTACGGTCACACCAGCAGTCTCTGTTGAAGATGTAATGTTAAGAGAGTTAATAGTGATAACTCCAGTACTATAACTAACAGAACCAATGTTTGTGTCAAGGTATGTTTTGGTTGTACCACCAGTCAAAGAGTATGCTCTTAGATTACCCATGCCATCATCATCCATAAACATCTCTAATGTGCTTCCTATAATTTTGAAACCTGTAGAGGAAATAATAGTTGCGTGTCCACTGTGAGGATTATATAATGGGTTTGCAAAATCAATCGTGTACTTCTGTAGAGTATTAAGTTGTGGAGTAATTGTTTTTTGAATACGAACTGTTGATATGTTTGATAGAATAGATGTATCCGTATCATCAATCAATCTTGACATCTTAGAAAATCTGAATATCCCATCAAACTTTTCTAGGTCACTTGTGTTGTAAGTATTTAATGTAGAACGAACTAGAGTTTCTAATTCTGTTCCTGACTTAGTTGTTGCGTTGGCACTATACTTAAATGTAGTGTTGAGTTTAATCTTTGTTATCTCTGGGTCAACAATCGTAGGACGAACAGAAGCGATATTGTATTTGTCTAGTGATGTTGTTATAACATCTTTCTGTGCCTGTGTCAAGTTAATTCCTGAAATTGTTTTGATAGAAACAAATACCTGTCCATAGATTGGTGGGTTGTTATCTTCTCCACCCCATACTTGAACTGCTTTAGTATCTGCGAATACCTTTGGTATGATTACCTTGTAGTCTTCTGTAGTAACTGCTCTACCCTGTGACGCATAATCTAGAGGAGCGTTATATTTGATTGACTGAATAGTTTCTGGTTCTGCACCACCAGAAGATGCTGATGCTGTTGCGATTGTAATATTAGTTTCACCAGCAACTGATGTTCCACTGAAAGTTCTTGCACCGTTTGATTTTTCTTTATTGGTAACAATGTATTCTAGTATGATAATATTACCGTCAGTAGGTTTCTTTCCAACTACATCATCACCAAAGTAAACTTCAAACTTACCATCATCAACTTCCTGTAGGAAGTAAACATTTGATGTAGCGGTTACCTGTGTGATATCTGTTGCAAGAGTATAGGTTTTAGTGGTCAAGTCTGCGGCAGAGTTCTGAACAGATACTTTAAGTGTAGTTGTATCTCCACGATTGTCTGTCATCATATACTTCTTTTCTATATTAGAAGAGTCCACTGTATACTTTGCTGTCACCAATGTACCTTCATATACTGGAAGATTACTAAAACGAAGAACACTATTAACTGGTGTAATTGTTTGAGTTGCGTTACAAACAAATGAGTAGGTTGTACCATCCACTTGTGTGGTGAACTTTGTACCCTTTGCAATTGTAGCACTAGTAAGTGTTGAGTTATTCAAAGTGACGTTTAGATATGCAACTGGAGCACGAGCAGAACGAGGAGTATATCCTAAAGTCTTTGCATGAGAAACAACCGAAGAACGTAGGGTTGCAGTATCTAAGAATGCTTCGTTGACTGCCATGTTTGCATTCATACCCAAGTAGTGAGTATTGTATGCAAGTAAGTCAATCAATGTAGAAAGAGCAGAACCTTCAAAGTTGTAGTCCGTAAACTCAGTTTGATTTTTCATGTATGTCTTTAAGTTTGATTTGATATCATCAAAGTCTAACTCAGTGACTTGTAATTTCGTTGCCATTTATCTTAGTCTCTCTAAAAATAGATTTATTGTTTGTTCATCCGTTTGGGAGTTTACAACATTAAATTTTATTGATGCCTCGTAAGCGTTTGCATCTATGTTTGCTCGAACAGTAACACTAATCAAATCTGCTCTAGGTTCAAAGTTATTAACTACGTCTTCAATGTTTCTTCCAAGTCTTGCTGCAATCATTGGAGTTACATTCTCAAACAACGCACTGCGAACATTAGAACCAATCTCTGGATGAAACCCTCTTTCATAATAATTAGTTAGAATGAGATTCTTTACACTTGCCTTGACAGAAGAGATGTCAGTAAGCTTGGCAATGTCTCCAGTAACAGGATGTCTTTCAAAATTAAAATTGAAATCCTTAAAGACTACAGAACTTCTATCTGAATTATTTGTAAGTTCTGCATCACCAAATGCGTTTGGATTACTTGCCATTTAATATCTCCTAACTCTATTTATAACGAAACTCAGAGATTAATGAACTCTCTGTTTTTAATATGTTCTTCCTCAATAGATTCTTTAGACTGTCCATGATATGCAACAGCATGATGTTTCTCAATCATATAGTCGTTGATTGATTTATCTGCAAAGTCAGTTGTTCTCCACAACTCTCCAAGGATACGTCCGTACTTACCTTCTTTATCCTTTCTTGTTTTAAGAACAATACCACCCTCATCATTTAACATACCTGTGATGAATTCCTTTGCAGCGTTACCATACTTCTTTTCTTCCAAGTCTCTTGTGCGTGACTCTGGTGTGTCAATTCCAAACATACGAATACGTTCTTTCTTCAACCACACACCAAAGCCTAAGTCGATATCAACATCCACTGTGTCTCCATCAATTATCTTTACTACTTTACATCTGTATTCGTACATAACTTATTCCACTTCTTTTGTTGTCGGAGCCCAAACCCATCTGTCATCAGTTAGTTCAAAGTTTGCGTTCTTGACAAACTGAACAGGAGCGGATTGTTCAATCTCTTTCTCACTGATGATGACTGCGTTCATTACTACGAGTGTTGCTATTAATGCGTACATATATTTCCTTGTATTATATTATAAAAATTACCCACCGGCAATTACATTTGGTGAACCTGATGCTGAGTTGTTAGGCACCCAACTTCCGTGTCCGCCTGTTCCATCACCCTGACGGTGAACTGGAATTCCATTTACAAACACAGTACCACTACCACCTGTTGCTGGGTCGCCACATGATGTAGTATCACCAATCCGTACAGTCTTTGCACCGTTAGTATTTACATTAGGACTACCAACTGCATATGGTGTTTGGTGAAATGGATTAGGTGTGGGACTTGCGTGTCCAACGTGTTTATCCAAACCAACTCTTGTTACTGGTGGCATCTGTTCTCCTAGTTCAAGTTGATGACACCAGCATCAATGTCTACTTCCGAAGAAGCATCCAAGTCTAGTGTACCTGTTATGTTTGTTGTTTGATTTGCTTGATATGTTTCCGATACTGCACCTGTGACATTTTCGGTTTTAGTATCCTTATATGTTTCTGAAACTTTCCCTGTAACAACTTCTGTCTTGTCGCCGTCAACCTGTATGTTCCAATTACCTTTGATGTATGTGTTGCAGTTTGAATCTACTGTAAGGTTTACATCACCTTTGACATTGACGTACTCTGTGCCTGCGACAATCTCATAACTGTTTCCTACAATCCGTGTAACCTTATTACCGTCAGCGTCAATCTCATAGAAAGTTCCTGTACGATGTTTCTCATAGATACGTTCTGCGAAAGGTGTATCATCAAACTCTTGTATGTGTCCGCTCTCTGTTTCAAGAACATGATTGTATGGATACTCTGTACCTCTACGAAGTTTGACTTCACGAGTTTCACCTGTCTCTGGGTTTGTACCTGTCGCAAGTAATCCTCTTGTGGATGGGTCAACCGTTTTTGGTTCACTCCACTTGTTAGGGTCATCAGGTAAATCGTTTGCGATAAGAACATCTTCAGTAAATGCGAGGTCACGTTCTGCAATCTCAGGATGCGCTTCTAGTAATCCTGATGCTAATCTAGATGTATCTGCAAAGGTGGAACGAGAAGGGTAAGGCCCAAAGTCTGGGTCTTTCTTATACTTTGTATCTTGTGTATCTAATGCGTCTGGGGAGTTGGGGTCACTAAAACCTTTTGTTGGGTCGGATGCAGAAGATGGTACGCCTGGCAGTACACCCATGATGATAGGTTGTTGAAGTGTATCAGGGTCACGAAAGAATCCGAACACCCAATCACTTGGTTTAATATTGTGGAAACCACCTGGCCCAGATGTTGTCGGAAGCATAACGTGTGCCCATGGTAAGTCTTGCGTAGGAAGTTTAGTTAGGTCTTCAGTGTGATACCCAAAGCAACGTACACGAATTCGTCCAACTGCCTTAGGGTCATCTCTGTCTTCACAGACTCCTAAGAACCAACTAAATCCATCTCTACCAATAAAATAAGATAACATATCTGCCATAAACGAAAAACTCCTTTACAGTATTTATACCGTAAAGGAGCGAGAGGTAGTTAGAGGAAAAACTCTACCTATTCATAATGTACATTGTAACTTCAAATCCAAAACGCATTTCTGTATAACTTGGTTTAGTCCACATAATATTCTCCTATAGTGAACTACTATTTATTCAGTAAGCAGTAATTTTCCGTACAAGATAATCATTAGAATAGACTAAGGATTAATCTTAAACTGTGCCGGGCAGGTTTCTTACATCTTCTATTATATCATTAACTTGTTCCTTTGTCAAGAAACCTTTTATTGTATCACCTTCTTCCGTGATAGGCGGTAATGATATTGGATTGTCATTTCTCATTAGCATGATTTCAAACAAACCGTTTTCTCCACCATACGAACCAGCGTGTCTTACGACTGATAGACCGTACCCATTAGTGAACTGACCTACGCCAGTATATGCTGCCCTACCATCCTTAAACTTCATGTAATCAGATGGTGGGACTTCTTTAATCTTATCAAACATTACAACCCCTTTATTCTAATCTTACCTAAGTCTATGTCTTCAAAGACTTTTTCCATTGCCTGCATAATCCAAGTCTGGTTTTTCTTTTGAGCATCCATATATGAATTCTGCAATTCAGTCAACTCATCCATTGTGATTGACTTGACTTTTGTTTTGATGTATGTATAATCCATAGTAGTTCCTTTTAGTCGTAAGTTATCTGAGCGGCGTAATCAATCTCGTCAAAGATTTTTTCAAGTTCTGCAATTCGTTCTTTGCATTTCATTTTTGCAAAACCATTGCCTGGAGTTTTCTTTTTAATCTTCTCAATTGACTTCAACATATCAGTGAAGTAAACATATTCATTTTGAATTTGTGTAAGATATTCCATTATGCAATCACCTCTAGAATTAAGTTCATTTCTTTTACGATATCTTTGTATGTTACAATCTTCTTTTCGATTGCATACTTCTTCATCTTTACAGCAGAAGTGTTACCACCAAACTTAGTGAGTAACTTCTCCAACTTCTTTATTTCATTTTCATACTGTTCAATCATTTTATTTACCCTCATAACCAAAGTGTTTCATTGCATCCACTGGACTCGTCTTCCAAGCAATGTCCATGTAATCTTCAACAGTGACATTCTTTACAAGGAAGTTAATCCAAGTCTTGTAAGGTTTTTTGTATTTGAACCTTGCAACGAATTGTGGTTTGTTCAAACCTTTCCAACTAGGATGAGCATCAGGACATACATCCATCATCTTTACTGCACCAGCGAAGTCACCTTTATACATGAGATACATACCATCC